GTTTCAATAATCGAAAACCAAGTACCGGCGGTGGAGTATCAACTCGCCATTTTCCTTGGTCACCATAGTCTATTCGATTTTAATTTAGACTTCTTGGGCTCAACAAACTTTATATATGTAAACAGTAACTACAAAGGTTCTTTTGTAACTCTATAGGATAACAGATTCATGTTTAGAATACTAATTATTCTTCAGCTAATCTCTAGCTTAGTCACTTCACTGCTCTTTATAAGAGTATGTTGGCTGCCCTATTTTAATGTTTTACTCATTTAACTCTTGGAAGATCAAACATTGTAAATCTTCCATTTTCCTTATCATTTTATATCTTGTCTCATAGCCTAAACGTCTCAATTCATCTGTTAAATTCTTATGTAATTGAGTAAAACTGGCTTCATCCTCTACTAAGATCGTTAAATTTTTCTTTTCGAGAACATTTTGAACTTCTCCTTCTTCCACCAAAGTGGAATTAACAAGAGAAGATAACAAAACATTATCCTCTTCATCAGAACTCACATTCTGAATCTTGGACATGGTCATGCTCTCTCTTTGACAAGATGGTATTTTGTCCACTAACTGCGAAAGCACGTTATAAGCAGCTTTCTCTTCAGCAATTTTCTTACGTGGACCTAAGCCAGTTGCTGTTATATTGGTAAATTGAGGATTTTCTATCATAAATTTTCCATGCACAATAAATCCACCTCTACCTGGCGTTACTTCAATCTGATAAGCACAAAGATCAAAATTTTGCACTATTTCATTCATAGCCATACGCGCATTGTAATTGGATTCGAGACGAACTCGATTAAAAACCGTCAAAACCACCAATGCTATATTTGTTATAGTTGGTTCTTGATAAATATTTCCTTCATTATCTGATGTTAAAACACGAATATCCCCTCTATAATTAACATCTTCACCTTGTGCTCTAGCAGGATACACTGGCGGAGTACATGGATAAAAATAATCATTCTCCTTCTCCAAGCAATAATCCATCACTATATTAATTGCATCCATGTTCTTCTCTTCAGTTGAAGTTTCTAAACTTGACAATGATTGTGATCTCATCTCTATCCTCGGCTTATTTTCCCAATAACATTTATAATCCTCATTATAACGCGCTAAAGCCAAAACTGCCGAACAATGAATGCGGAAATACAAATTATTATCAATTTCCTCCCAATCCAAATTCTTGATCGAAAATTCACCACTTAAAATCGAATTTGGAACCCACCATTTTACTAAATACCAGCATTTTGATATTTCTTTTATATCAACCTCAACTAAATTCGATCTATTCAAAGCTCTCATCAAATAGTAAATTGGCTCCAAACAATACGCTTCATAATATTCCATAATACGCATTATATAATCAACCGATTCATAAGGAACATACTTGTAATTCTCTATTCCAATCATACTAGTTGAACGAGATTCCAAATTCCGCTTATTTTGTCGATGAGGTGAACTCCAATAAATAATTTCTTTTTCCTTTAATAACCAATTACCTTGAGCTTTAGCTGGACGTGGATTTTGAGGAGTCATTGAAATTTTATTCAATTTCTTAATTAGTGCTTCCTTCGTCAAAGTTGTGGAATCCAATACATCAAAATCTTCATCACTTTCCGACTTTTGCTTAATCAAGTTTGATTGTTCCTTTTCCTTAGTTGCTGGAGCAGTTATAACCCAAGAATCTGGCCAACACATACCTGCAACAGCTGCCGAAGAGACGATAGTATGTGGATTAACATAAATATTAGGAATTCCCAAATATGTACCTAAACGAAAATCATCTCCTACCGATTGTAATAAGGTAAAAGGTCTAGAAATTGGTGCTGTACCAGGCGATGCTGAATACGCATAAAAATAGATCGACCAAAAGACCAAAACTCCTGTTTGTAATAAATCTGGAGATAAATCAGCAGCCACCAAACCTTGTCCAGTTGGTAGAGTGTTATAAATAGTTGAAAAAGGCACTTCAATTTCAGTATAATTCACAATACCATGACCCACTAAATCTTGTGCGTAATTAGTTCCATTAAAATTACTCAATATTGGTAAGGTGTCACCACCTGATGTACCTGATCCACCAATCATAGATGTTGCATAATTTGCTGCAAGCCAAGCCCAATTAGGACGATTAGCTTTCGGAAAATTTTCAGCTCCAAATTGTCCATGAGGTATATATAATACACCAGAATTTGCAGGAGTCATATCACCAGCAGCTCCATTTTCAATATTCCCAAAAATACCCCTATAACGCAAAGAACCTCTCCAAAACCGATATTGTGGAAATAACGTAATCAATGGTTGAACTGCTCTATTTGGCAAATAATTTTGCGTAGCAATCAAATAATTAGTATCCTCTCCCAAATTAACTTGAACCACATTATACACACAATAAGGTAAAGTTTGATTAGCAGGAATACCAGCAGTATTAAATAGAGGAGTATAACCAGCAAGTAAATCATTATCAGTTGTTGCTACAGCATTTTGTGCCACATATTGATAATAAGTAGTAGTATGCCGAGGATAATAACGTCTCAAAATTTCTCTAGCATGTCTAATCGGAGCATTGATACCAAAATGATCATCTGACTGCATAGGACCCATATCAGGCGGACCAATACGTTGTGCTGTAACAATATCAGCTGAAGCATCTGGTGGATTAGGTGCTGTACTAGCTCCTGCCTTAACTCCTCCACCGTTATCACCTTGTGCCTTTGCTGGAAGAGGAACAATATTTTGACCAACAATTGATTGTATAAAAGTCTGATTAATATTAGATGGCATATAAACTTCAAAATCACTACTTCCTGAATAGGATAAAATAATAGAAATGTCCGGTGGAGCCACACTAGTTGTTTGCAATTGCGTTACAACACTAATATCAAATGAACCTAAAAAATAATCATTCCACCAGGGTCCAACTCCTTCCGGATCATCAGGTGACATAGGTCCTCTACAAGTTCTCTTCCAACGTGTTTCAGATATATATGGAATATCATACTCAAAAACATTCTTATCACTATTCAACTCAAATTCCACTGCATACTGTGATGTTGCATCTCGTAATCCAACTTGTACACCAGGCGGTGCTCCATAATTCAAAGTTAAACAAAGTCTACCAGTGTGAAACATCGTTGCTACCAATTCCATACGAATACGCATTCCACCACGCCAAAAAGCAAAATGCATGGCATTATATTCCCACTGCGTCATAGTTATTAAAGCTCCAGACGTAAGAGTGACTTGATTAGTAGAACCAGACATAAATAGAGATGTCATAGGACCAATAAAACCAGAAAACAATGAAGTTCCACTTGTAGCTGAACCAGACCATGTTATTGTATCCCAATAAGTAGGAGTATGTAACAAGAAAGCCATTGTCATCTCATCAACATTAGTAGAAAAATGATCAGGGTGAACAATAGCCAAGTTAGAAGGATCTAAATCCATCCTTGTGACCAACTCCGACCCTTTTGAATGAGCAAAGTTTTGAATATATTTTCGAACTACATTAAATGGATTAATAGAACGTGCTGCTCGATCATATGCCGGAACTGAAACTTGATTACCAGATGCGGCACCACGAAAATCATCATTCGTCATCCTTTGAGGAATACAAGTTCCATCCATATTTCCATATGCTGTAACATTATTTGTCGTTGAAACAGTACCACCCTGACCCTTAGCAGCAGCAATCTTAGCATTACGCATTAATTGTTTACCATGTTCAGCATTGAAAACAGTACCAGATGAAGATGAATTTAATGGAACATAAAATTCTGAATCCTGACCAAATGATGCCCAAACAACTAAACTAATAGATGTAGGTGAGCCAGTTGCTGCTCCCAAAGGAACCAAAATATTGCATGATACAGTAGCCGTAAAATCCAAATTTACATCGATAGCTGGACCATTTATGGAAATATATGACTTTATATTATAATATGGAACTATTAAACGTCCTTTAGTACTACTAGTTGGATCTAAAGATAATGGATTTAAACCATAATACGTTGTTGGATTATTATCATGCCAACGCGAGACAATAGTGCTATCAGTGAAAGGAACAGCAAAAACTTTCAACCTACCTAAATGCATCTTCATACCCGTAAGTTCAAAGTCTAAAATAACTGAACCCTTCCAAAAAATGAATCTCTCAAAAGCCATTGATTGCAAATAATTTACAATTACATCCCTTGGCAATACTAAACCAAATAACGAAGTTCCAGCTGCCTGTGCCGTCGTCCATGAATAAGTATTAACCCATACTCTTCTATGTACTGTATCAACCATTGACCACCGTGGATCTGGCATACATGAACGAGTTAGAGTACCACCACCAGTATTAGGCTCTTGAGTAGGTCCCGTTATCTCAACCTCTCTCTGTGTTTCCAAAACAATACCCTTAGTATTGTCACTCGATTTAAATGGTTCATTAACATTTGTTGTTATTGGAATATTAGTATTAATTGGCATTCCAGGTTCACCTTGTGCTTGTGCAGGAATATATTTCCCACTTTCATATTTTGATAAAAATAGCTTATGATAATAAATATAATCTTTCAAGTCTTTATGATAAATTAATGGAAGACTTCCCTTAATTTTATTTCTATGAATTTCAAACATTTCCTTTCCATAAGAATACATAAATGCTAATGAATCATTCAAATTGTCCAATGAAGCCTGTTCCAAAGTCAAATCAGCACATTCCCGCGTCCAATTAGTTAATTCCGTGATAGTTTGAATATCCATAATAGCATGTTGCCTTCCACAATCATCTTCACGAAAACCACGTTTTAAAAATGTCAACTTACGCACTGGTTCAATACATGCTGGACCATCTTTCTTCGAGTTAGTATATTCCAAATTCAACTTCTTTAATTCTTCGTACAAAATTTGAGGATTAAAATATGGCAAAACTTCTTTCTTGATGGAACAAATACCATCGTCACCATAAATAAAAAGAGTAATATTTTGAAGAAAATCTTGTAACGAATTTAAATCTGACGGAACCCTCTTATAATAAGCATATAAAAACTTCATCATATGAACCAATGTATTAATTATGACTGTAAGTGGGTTACCAGAAGGATTACCAATATGTGTAAAATAAACCTCGTTACCAGCACATTGGGGCGTATGAATCATTTCATCAAACATCACTCTACGCGCAATTTTATTTTCCTCATTATCATCATACCAATCATTAATAATTTCACATACGCCCATCAAAAATTGTGGAGATAAATTGCCATCCCAACCACTAAAATCTCCACCAAAACCAATAGTTGAATTCGTTTCAAGTTTTTGTAAAAGTACAGTCCATTCAATTGAAGCCGGATCAATACCCACAG